CATTCTTGTTAATTTATCAACTCGATAGCCTACGCTAATATTCATGCGTATACCATCAAGTACATCTCTAAAAACTTCTTCAGCTAGAGCAGATCGACCAAATCTGACTACTGCTATTGTCCTATTAGCAGTCTGATCAAGTTTAAATTCTTCAATAACGCCAATTTGTTTAGTCATGTCGTGATCTAACAAAAGTGGCGCTCTTCCTGATTCCATAAACTCCATGTTTATATCTTCAGGTGAGTGTCCTAGAACTTCCATTCCAAAACTTCTTTCAACTGGCTCTTCACTAGAAACACCAATTCTTACACGTCTATTTTCTTCATCAACAAATTCTGATCTTGATAAGTCAATTGTTCTGTATTCAACCTTAAGGTCAATTACTTTTCTTTCCTTATCTTCATCTTCTTCATCATGATATGGACGTGCTTCTTCAGTCATTTCCATTTCTTCGCCTTCTTTTTCTTCATCCTCTTGATGCTTTGCAAACTCGACAACAACTTTATCATCGGTTTCGCTTACATTGAGGATATGCCTATCCTGTTTATCTTCCATAGATTTCTCCTCTTTGCTTGATAAAGGATGTGATTCAGGAAGCAAATCAGTATCATGCTTCCCACCTTGAAACCTCCCATTCCGTAAAACAAAAAGGAAGGAATTTACGCGTGCCATCGCCCAAGTCGATGGATTGCTTACATTAGGTCTAACACTAGCAGGATTGGTATTATAAGCACCAATCCCTCTATCATAGACCTTTTTAAGTGTGCCTAAAGTTGTTCTTTTTGATGCAGCATTATTGACTTCTTTGTTATGCTCATCAACTTTGTTTTGTAATGCCTTTTCTGTTTTTGCTGATATTTGTCTTTCTTCATCTACCTCTCTGACTTCAATTTTATTACCCATGCCTTTATGGTTGACACAGTAATAATATAAATCAGGAGTATCTTCCAAAATCTCAATACTAATTGATGATCCATCTTCACCTGCTTTACCTTCAACACTTACGCCTTTTGTGTACGCACTACCTTCTCTATGAGTGCCATCTTCTGTTGTTGAAAATCTTAATGCGTGTGTTTTGTTTGAAGCATCGCTTAAATCAAACTTGTATGTATTACCTTCGAGCATGATAAGTCTTGGTGAGAGTTCGCCATCTAAATAAAACTTGTTACCCTCACCATACTTATTTTCACCCTCTTTGATAATTACTTCATATTCAATTGTTTCTTGTCTTGTTTCCATTTCCCTATTCTGTTGTGCTTGACTTGCTGATCCTGATTCTTTTTGTTCTGTATATTTTATAGCTTCTAAAACAACATCCTTCATTTTTTGTTCGCCTAATGTTCCTATAACACCCCACTTCATTTGTGCGATTACACCTGCGATGTTTGATGGTCGACCTGCTTTGTCCCCTGATTTGAACTGTGATCCGTCCTCAAAATGTCTTGCAGCCCAAGCTTCTCTTTCTTTAATCCATTTGATAACACCATCGGTTTCTTCACCTGCTCTTGCTTTCGTCCACAGATTAAAAGCTTCATTACCTCTAATGTTTCCGCCTGCTTTGTAAATATCATTATCGTTTTCTTTTACACCTGCAATAAAATCATAATCAAATTGTGGATAGTTTGAGTTTCTTAATGAAACTTTTTTATCATCATCTTTAGTTGGAAAATCAGTCGCCATCATCGCCACCTTGTATGTTAGCTTCAACAGGCATCTTCTGACCAAAAGGTTGATAAGCTATCTCAATACCATATTGTTCTGCTAGTGCTATTTCTTTTTGATGTTGTTCAAATAGCTCTTCGACATCTCTTCCAAAAGCAGAAGATATATCGCTATAAGTTGTTGTTCCGTTTTGTAATCCTATGACGTTTGCTTGCATCTCTTTAAGTGGATCAATGTGCGAGAATGATCTTGGTATATAAGTTATACCTCTAGCAAACTTATCAAACTTACCCATAGGAAGATTGATATATCCTGTTGACATTGCCATTTCTAACCAAGATTTAAAAACAGGATCAATAAAATGCTCAATGATAAACTGTTGCATTATCTGATAGGCACTTCTATCCTCTAACGCACCCTGACGTATGGAAGAGTAGTTGACCGAACTAAGATCGTTTGATAATGAATGGTATGAAATATTAAGACCACTTGCGATACTTCTCAATACGCTAGTTGTAAAAGAATCAAAAGCAGAATTTGGATGAGATGGATCAAAAGCTTTGAAATCCATACCTGCTGGCAACTGTTCAAATACACCTGCTTGAGCAGTCATTGTAGGATTAAAAGTATCTTCATAATCGCCATCTCCCACGTACCCATCTCCGTCTGGAGAAATAAAGAAGCCCTGCTTTGATGCTCCAACCCTTGCAGCTACTATTTCTGCTTCAAGATAAGCGTTAAGTTGTTTTACATTTGCCATAACTGGTGCAATAAAAGATACACCTCTTGTTTGTTCTGCTCGGTTTGGAAGATATGCATGTATTATTTCTTCAGCAGGTACTCTAATATGTTCTTGAGCAGGTTTTGGATAGGTGTTTCCGTAAGGATGTTTTTTAAATAAATGATAGGCAATAGGTCTATCGTTTCTATCGACCTCTACACCCATCTTTATACTTCTTCCGTTTGGTAAAGTATTATCGTTTTTTTGTTCGTCTAAATGATCTGCTTCTAAGAACTGTATCTGGAAACCAAAATCTGAATCTGTTGTTTTTATTTTTCTTACTAATACTTCACCATCTCTAAGTAAAGTTTCAATAAATATTTTTTGACAATCTAAAAATGATAATCTGCCATTTGCAGTACAGTTACCTAGTTGTGTCCATTCTTTCCATGATCTTTCAATCAGCAGGTTAGCTCCTAAGTCCAATGATCTATCATCATTGTATGACTTGGAGCTCACTCTTACGCCTTGCTTGCCAATGACATTCGATACCATCAGGTTAAGGTATCTTGAGATATATGCATCGTTGCGAGCTAACTCTCGACCTCTATCTCTTAGGATTCTAAGGTTGTCTTTGACTTCTGCATCGGCACTTGTTGAGGTGGTTAAAAAGTCTGCAAACAATCTTCCTGTGTTTGCACCTTGATAACTTCTTTTAAAAGCTCTTTTCTTAGCCTTCTTTTTGTTGTTGCCTAATAAATTATCGTACCAAGCCATTATGTATAGTCTGTTGGATTAATCGTTGAAGTTGAACCAAACTTTACTTTTATAGTATTGCCTGATCCTTGTTTATTTCTGATTCTAGCTAATTTTATTTCTTTTAAATATTCAGCTTTGTATCTATCTCTTAACTCCAACAAATCAGGTAATGGAGTTCTTGAAAGTGATCTTCCTGCAATCGACATTGAACTTTGATCCATTGTGCTGCGATTCTCCAAAACAGCTTCGATTGCATCAAGCACCTTTTTTGCATGACTTCTTAAATCAGCATTTGTGTTAGCAAGATTGGTTGTGATTTCAGTTCTTCCTGAATCAACCATGATTCTCTCAGAATCAGCACTCCTCGTTATGTAGGCTTCCCAGATATAGTCGCCTGTATCATAACTTGCTGTAGTTGATGAACCAACCTCTATGTAATACGTGCTATCTGCTTCTGTTGCAGTAATTGTAAACTTCTTATTTCCACCGCCACCACTATCTTCATGGAACTCATAAGTCAAAGCAAAAGTACCAACAGGGTAATCATTTGCTAAATCGTCTCTTCTCCATGTAAATCTGTCGCCTGCAACAAGTTTCGCAGGTTCAGCAGTTGGATAATTTGTTCTATCAAATCTATTAGTCAACAATAATCCTCATAAATGTTATAGATACACCTACATATAACACTATGAACCATTTTAGTTTTGTCAATATCTACTTCCAATTAGTAGCAAAATTACCTCTTTTTATGTTGATTTTGTTTGGATTTTTAGGTTTTTTAGGCTTTGATGTGCCTTGATCAAGTATCTTTTGCTCTATAACATCAAAATTTGGATTTAGTATGTAAATAGCACCAAAATTGTAAACTAAAGTATCAAGAGCTTCGTTTCTTTTGCCAATCTGCTTCCAAACTAACTGTTTCTTACCTCGCACCCATTTAGTAATACGCTTTTCACTTGTAAGCTGTTTAAAATATTCTTCATCTAAATCTAAACAAAAATGCAAAGTAGAATCTTCAGGTTCAGCAGCAAGTCTATTAAAGATTGCTTCTTTTGCTGTATCAACTCCAAGTGTGTAGAGAACAGTTTTGTTTTTACCTACATAACTTGGTCTGTTGACAATAGGCTTGCCTTGCACACTAGCACCCTTTATAGCAAACACTCGTCTTGCTTGTCTTGGCTTAGTAAACGCATAGACTTGATTGGTGTGCAATCCACCTGAATCAATGCAAGTACAAGATATAGGTATGTATCTTCCTGATTCAGTTTTAAATCTTTTCTTTAAATATGCATCAAGATCATTCCAACACCCAAGAGCATTTGGATCACCCCAAAATATCTTGTAATCAATTACATAAGCTTCAAAATTCTTAGACCAACCAACAGTTTGACATTCCAATCTATCTTTTTGGCAATCCACAGCAGAAGTTATGACTAAAACATCTTCAGGAATTGTTGTGTGATCATAGTTCAATCTTCTCTCTAGTAAAGTGTCATACTCTACAGAATCACCTTGCTCTTCCCAACTTTCAGCTAATGCAGTATTCAAATATGTTTTTAAAGTTTCAGGGTTCTTTTTAGCTTCTAAAAATGCAGTTGCCATTTGACCCCAAGTAGACCAAACACTATAAAGCTCTGATATATGAAAACCTGCTGTGTTTTCTGTTTCTTTAGTTGCACGCCATTCACCATTTTTAAGCATCCATTGCTTCTTAGATTCTTCTATAACTGATCCACAATGATCGCAAGCATAAGTAGCAGTTTCAGGTTTGTTTTCTTCCCATACTACATTCTTCCATTTTAAAACCTGTTTCTCATTACATTCAGGACATGGCACATAGTAGTAGCGTTGATCTGATTCTTCAAAAGCAGATTCAATAGCAGATAAACCTTTTATAGTCGGTGTGCTACACATAAAAATCTTACGATTCCAAAATGTTTTTGTTCTGGCAATAGCAAGAGAGATAGGTGATCCCTCTGATCCTGCTGATAGTTCATATCTATCAACTTCATCCATCAACAATATTCTAATTGGTCTAGACGCTAAACCACTTGCACTATTTGATCCAACAATTGATATATGACCACCTGCAAACTTTTTGTGCATCGTGGTATTACCACTATCTCTACTTCTTGCATCCTTAACACATCCTTTCAGCTTTTCACTATCTCGTATCATTGCTGATAATCTATCTTTACTAAATGCTTGACCCATTTGTAATGTTGGTTGCACAACAAGTATTGGTGAAGCATCTTGATCAATAAAATAGCCAATTGCGTTAAGCAATATTTCAGTCTTTCCAACTTGCGATGAACTCATTACCACAATTCTTTCAATGAAAGGATCGTTAAAAGAATCCATAATTTCTTTTTGATAAGGACATCTCGAGGTTGACCATTGACCTGACTCTGCTGAAGATTCAGGTGATAGTTTTCTATATTTATCTGACCACTCTGAAACTTTTAGATCAGGCGGTGGCTTAAAGGTCTGCATCGTGTTTTTCAACACGACCTGCATATTCTGTAGGTATTCCATTTTCTGCTAATTCATTTAGTGCATCATATACACAATCTTTTAGTAATTTTTCTGCTTCAGCATAATCTTCAGTTGAAATCATTTGATGTGCAAGTCTTGAAGGCATACCAAGCAGCTTTGCTCTGACATTTGCAACAAAATCAACCCAAGTATCTTGTACAAGTGTTGCAGGTATCAGTTTGCCCTCTAATTCTGACACTTCTAGCTCTGCTTTATCTGCTTGAGCCTTTGTAAGTCTTGTTTTCTGCTCTGCTATGTCTCCTGATCCACTTTTTTTGTGATAACCTGCTAATTTACGCAAATAACCTATATAAGAGTGCCTACAAACGTCAATATCTAGCGGTGAACGCCCTCTTTTTGATGGTAATACGCCTTTTTTGATCAATTCAGAGATACTAGCAACAGATAAACCAAGATGTTCTGATACTTCTCTTTGCGTTGCCATAAGTTATAAATTCAGTAAATGCATATCAACTATCGCTAAAAAAAATTTGCGTTCGCGAATAACCGTCGATCGTTTGTCTAGAAAGAACCTACGCAAAACTAATACCTCGCAAAGCCTTTATTTAAAGGCTTTCTAGCTCTTATATACGGATAAATTGTTTGTGGCTTATCGTCTATCCATATATCTATCCTTATATCTTTTTGCAATGTTGCTTCTAGTTTAGATTTTGTTGCGTAAATTATAGGTATTTGCATATCCTGTCTTATATCGTCTGCAATGTGTTCATATCTTTTGGTAACACAAAAAACTTTATGTCCGTTATTTAAAAATATATTAATTACTTGATTCCAAATTTTTTTATCTAAGGTGTAGGTGTTGTCATAGTCTATAGCTATATTCATAATGACCTAAAGGCTTCTTTGATATTTTTATCAATTGCTTTGCCTATATTGTTTTTAACTACACCTTCTATTGTTTTAAAAAACTCTAAAGTTTTTCTATATGTAACAGAACTTTCGAAACCAATCAGCAACTTGACGTGTGGATTTCTTTTACCACCTGCTCGTCTATAAACACCTTCAACACCTTTTATATTAGCAATAAAGTCTTTCTTTCCTTTTACTAACCCTGATCTTTTACCTCTAATGTTACCAAACTGATTTAATGATATATGTCCACCTGCCGTATATGGCACAGGTATCTTAGACTTATTTGGAACAGATACACCACCCTCGAATAACTTTGATAAATATTTTTGTGCAGCATTATGTATAAATACAGTTGCAAAGGGATTCTTCATTGGTCTTGCTTTTACTATGTTAGGTGATTTAATAGTAAATGGTGTTGGTCTATCAAGCTTCTTTTGTATTTGTGATCGCATAGCATTTACTGACTTAATACCAACTTCGTTAATAGATTCAGCAAGAACTATAGGAATATGTCTGCTTTTAAATAATCCTAAACGCCTTTTAACATCTTTAGCATTTGTCTCAATACTTACTTTAGCCATTATAGATTTCTCCATGCTGATTTACCTTTAAACTGTAAACCATGTTGCTTTGCTCTTCTAATTACTGTTGACTGACTGACACCGAAAGTTCTTGCACAATCATAGCTTGATGCACCATCGTCAATCTTTTCTTTTAATATCTTTATGTTAATAACTTTGCTCATAAACTCTCTAGCTCCTTTATCTTCTCATTAGCATAAAATATAAGCTTCTTTAAATCTTCTATATTATTTTCTTTTTTCTCGTGTCGATGCAAGTATTTATGCATATTGCCTACACAGTAATCCATATAGCCTTGCTTGCCTAATTGTTGTCTAATGTAGTCCAATGATTCTATTTTGTCATCGCAATAGTGTCTTGGCTTCAATACTGAATCAAACTCGTCAATCATTTATTTCTCCCATGTAATCTGTTTGCTTGTTTCTGCAATGATCTCTCAATATATCTATCAATTATCTTGCTTATTATTTGTCTTATCTTTCCCATTCTTAAATATCTTATGCCAGTTAGCATCTATCTTTTTCTTATCTTCAGGTCTCCTTTTATCTCCTTTTGACATTTGCACGCCTATCAAGTTCTCGTTTACATTTAATCCTAAGTTTTGGATTTGATCTTTCTGAATTAATTATATCTAACAATTCTTCTAATTTAGTATTCTTAATATAAAAATGCTCAACAGAAAACTTACCTGTTTTTCTATCGTAATGCTTTACGCTTGGTTTAAGTTTTGTTGGCATAGTTAATCTTTGTAAATGTAGGGTTAAAGTTTCCCTGTGTTAATTGTTCTTTTGCATCTATGCAATGTTCAGGAATACATCTAAACAACTCTTCAATGCTAAAAATTATGCAATCTTCTTCTTGCTTGTATTTATCATAAACATTTTCTAACTCATAGTCATTACCAACTATAAGTGCATATTTATCTTTATTATATTTGTAGCAAGATATATTTGGATCAAGTTCTGTATAACCATTATCTGTAGCAGCTTCTATGATTGCATCATAAGCTCTATGCATCATTTCACACATAGAGAATATCTTTTTATAATTTTGTTTCTTTAATGATTCTCTAAACATCCATTCTGCTCTCTCAAACTTTAATGCAACATTACTAGGTATTATTTTTAATAATCTTTGTTTGCCACCCCATTTCTTGACTATTTCAGATTCGAGGTTTCTAAGTATCTTAATTTGTAGCAACGCATTATCTTTATATATATGTTTCATGGATATATCAAAAACTTGGATCATTGATGGATATATGGATATATCCTAAAGGATATATATCCATTATATCCACTACAAGGTGATTTCGGATAGAAAATAGCCAATTTATATCCACTTTATATCCACATCTATCCACTTTTCTATCCACTAAAACACTCCCTCATCCCATTTTTTAGCCTGATAACCATAATTTTCTTTATAATGCACTAATCCTTTTTCCTTTAATTGCTTTAATCTACCCTGTGCAGTCTTGCGTTTTACCTTCAATATACCCTCTATATCTGCTGCATTAAGCCAAACACTTACAGGATCATCTGGGCATTGCTGTTCAGCTACAGTAATAAGTGCCTTTATAGTCTCTTCATTGACTGTTGATTCTTTTATATCTATTGGCTTATCTTCAGGTATAAGCACACCGCTTGTTAGGTTATCAAAGCCAAGCAGATTAACTTCATGGAACTTATATTGCATCTTAGCCATACCCATTCCGTCTTTATTTAGTGTTTGCTCAAAGTCTACCCACATTTCATCAATAATATCGTCTCTACTTACCTTGAACTCATAATCTAAACTAGCCTGAATAACACTTGATCCTCTAGCTCTAGCATTTGATCCATGACCTGTATGATGCACAAAACAACAAGTAGCACCAAACTCAGCAACTAACTTATCTAATCGCTGTATAAATAATCCTACATCTTCACTAGAGTTCTCATTACCTGAGAAGTTTCGTTGAAATGTATCAAAAATAATTAAACCAATACTTCCATATTGTTCTTCTATTTCTCTGCAAGTTGTCAACAACTTATCAAATTCATCATCCTCTGTAATCCTTGCACCTCTGTTAGATAATAAAAGCGGTGCTTTTGATAAGTCTTTGTTAAAGTATTGCTCATAGGCTTTTATACGTCTGCCAACTCCACGCTTGCCTTCACCACACAAATAAAGTGTAGTTGCCTGTTTACTTGCACTTCCATAAAATTCTTCACCCATCGCAACAGCACACGCCATAGCTATAGCTACAAAAGATTTACCTGATTTAGCAGCACCAAAAATAGACATTACTGATTCTCTCTCAAACATATTTTCTATTAACCAATCAGGTTCTTTGACTTCCGCCATAACTTCATCGATGCGTTGAAAATAAATATCACTTTTAGGTGGCAGCATTTGATTACCTTTTATGTATTGCTCTAATGCAAAACTATTATCAAAGTAGTTAGATTCATTGGCATCCCATAGATCGTCCTTCTCTGCAAAGTCTTTTGGTGGTAAAGCTATCCTGACGCTACACCCATTCTTCTTAAGATACTTTCCTAACTCCCATGCAGCTTCTTTGCCGACATCATCGTTATCAGGAAATATATAAACATCTCTATTAAATATAGGTGTCCAATCAGACTTCTCCCAAGACCTAGCTCCGCCATGCCAACAGGCAACATCGCCATCATACAGCTTGCCTGCTCCCAAGCACGCCTTCTCTCCCTCATTGATGAGGACTGGCTTGTTGGGATGATTGCACTCACTATAAATAGGCAACTTGCCCTCTGGTCTACGCATTACCCAACTATC